CAAGCGTGCCGCCGGTTCCGGCCTGCCCTGCGGCCTTGCGCGGATCGGTGATCACCACCGGGGTGTCCAGCGGAAAAGCCGCATCGAGCGCGACAGTATCGGCACCAGCGGCGGCGCTGGCGGTGGCGATCAGGCCGATAACGGACGTGGCCAACGGAACGATGGAACGGGCACCGGTGGTCAGCAGATTGGTGGTAATGCCGTGCATGAGACAGGCTCCTTCAGGTCAGGTGATCGGGATGGAAAGGCGGGTAAGCGCGGTAGGGTCAGTGGAATCGGTGCGGGTGCCGATCACGGTCAGCACGATCTGGCCCAGCCCCGGCGTGCCATCGACCAGCACCTGTTTTACCGCGATGCGTGGTTCCCAGCGCGCCAGCGCGGTGGCCGTGGCCATCACGCACAGCAGCTTGGTGGCGGCATTCAGCGGGCGGTCCAGCAGCTCAAACAGCAGCGATCCATAATCGCGGCGCATCACCCGGGTGCCCAGCGGGGTGGTGAGAATATCGGTAACCGACTGGCGCAGATGATCGTCTCCGCTCAGTGCTTTTCCGGTGGTCCTGCTCATGCCTATCATGACGGCGCTCCGGTGCTGGAACCGCCGGACTGGACGCCGGGATGGGTGTGGCTCTTCAGGCTTTTGCCGCCGCCCACCACATCGGTGCTGGCGGTCAGCGTCTTGGAAACGGTGACATCGCCGGTGATCGTCACATCAGCGGTGATCTCCACCCCATCGGTTGCGGTGATCGCCAGCCCGCCGGGTGCGGTGATCGCCAGCTTGCCGCCATCGGGCAGCACGATCTTCAGCTCGTGCGCAGCAGCATCATAGCTGACCACCGCATCATCATCGAACTTGATCAGATCGATCTCGCGGTTGTCTGCCGGGGCAAATGCATCGCAGGACAGCCCGCGCAGGATGATGCCTGATCCCAGCTCCCCATTAGGACACAACAACAACACCTGTTCATCGACACTGGGCGGAGACCAGACGCGGGTTTTGCCCATGCGGGTTTCCAGCCAGCGCAGCGGCGGTGTCTCCACATCGGTGTCGAGCGTCACGGTACAGCGCGCAGCCGCCAGATCGACAGCAGCGACCGATCCAAAACGGATCAGGCTGTCGGGATCGGTCTCATGATCGTCTGGCGTGCGCATCGGCCCGGCTCAATCCGCCTCTGGCGCAGCAGGTGCCGGATTTGTCAGCACCCCGGCGGCGATCTTGCTGGCCACTCCGGCGGCAACCTCTGCCATGCGGGCCTCTGTCCCCTTGCGGTCATAGGCTCCGGCCTCGGTCAGCACGGCATTCACCGGGCGCTTGTGGGTGACCCCGGCATGGTCAAAAATGACCGGAACGGTTCCGGTCTGAACGTCATAGCGGCCAATCGTGGTTTTCATCCTGTTCTCCATTTCAAAAGCCGATGGCGATATAGCTGAAGGCCGTTCCAGCGAGGGCTGCTAAGCCAGAGCTGTTCGATGAATAGACATCGATCCCGAAACGATCACCGACGCCAACCGCGTGGAAGGCGACAGGTGCGCTGGCAGCGACATTGCAGACGACTGCGTTTTTAAGCCCGGATGTGAACGGCGGACTAAACGTCACCCTTTGAAATCCGGTGTTATCCGCATGGGCGATCTGCCCAAATCGCACCTCAAGCGGTTCTGCCGTGCGCATGAATGCAGTGGCGTTCAGGCCATCGAGCAGATCAGCGTCCAGACCAGAGCCGGAGCCATCATTGCCCGCGTTCCAGCTGAGAGCGCCCGCAACATACAGCTGCTGGCCGGGCAGTTCATAGGCCGAGCCGTTGTTCAGCAGGTATCGCGTGCCCGCCTGATTGAGCACCAGAATGCCGATTGATCCGCCAGCGCGATAGGTTTTGAGGTCCGCCTGAACGGTGACATCGCCGGTGAACGTGTCGCCCGCCCGGTTGGCCGGGGTGTAGCCGAGCCGCCCGGCAGTGTCTGCGTAATAGGCCCCGTTCTGGCCATCGAGCAGATCGGCGTCCAGGCCAGAGCCGGAGCCGTCGACCGTCACCAGCTTGGCCAGCACATCGGCGGCGGTATAGCTGGCGGCGGTCATGTAGAAACTGCCGTGCTGCCCATCAAGCAGATCAGCGTCCAGACCTGATCCGGAGCCATCATTGCCCGCGTTCCAGCTGACTGCGCCCGCAACATACAGCTGCTGCGCGGGCAGTTCATAGGCGGAACCGTTGTTCAGCAGGTACCGCGTGCCCGCCTGATTGAGGTGAACGATACCAATCAGGCCGCCGGTGCGATAGGTTTTGAAGTCCGCCTGAACCGTGACATTGCCGGTGAAGACATCACCCGCCCGGTTGGCGGGGGTGTAGCCCAGCCTGCTGGCTACATCGGCGTAATAGGCCCCGTGCTGGCCATCGAGCGTGTCAGCATCAAGGCCCGATCCAGAGCCATCACTGGCCAGCAGCCAGCCCAGCACCGCCGCTTTTGCCGAGGCCGGGGTCAGCGCGCGCAGGGCATCGATGCCCGCCTGTGCCTCTGCCACGGTGGCCAGTTCCACCACCCCGCGCCGGTCGGTGGTGGCCGGGGGATTGCTGAATACGGTATCGCCAAAAATCAGGGTAGCGGCGCTGATGTCGGCAAAAACAATGTCATTGACCAGAGCGCCAACCGATTCTGATGTTTTGACCAAGATCGGATCGGCCTGGCCATAAATCGCGAACAGCGTGCCGTCCTGCAAATAGAGGGCAAAACTGCGCAAAGAATAGGTATCGGCGCTGTCATCAAATGCCGCGACATGGATGGTATCTGCCGCCACCACCTCACCCGAGAGGCCGGACAGCCGCTTGAATTCGCCCGGCAGTGCGGTGATGCCAGCGGCAGGCCCGGTGAATGTCTGTGACAGGCCAACCTGCGTCACCTCCATCGGTGCCGTGCCGGTGTTGACCGCATTGATCAGCGCGGCCCGCCCGGCAGAGGTAACGATGATATTGAGCGGCATCGGTGGCAGGCTCCACAGGCAGGCGATTGCGGGTGAGCGGCCACTGTGGCGCTGGTGCCAGCGGCCCGAAAAGGCTCCGGCATGGTAGGTGGCGCGCTTACAATGCGCGCGGATTGAGCGGCGGCCCGGCCCGGCCAAATGTCTGCCCCATGCCAGTTGCCTCAGACAGTTTCACCGGGGTCGATCTATCCCGCCTGCCCGCGCCAGATGTGATCGAGGCGCTGGATCATCAGGCGATTTTTGCCGCCTGGCTTGCCCAGTTTCAGGTGCTGCAACCTGATTTTGACGCCACCGTTGAGAGTGACCCGGTGGTCAAGCTGATCGAACTGTTCGTTTATGTCGAACTACTGCTGCGCCAGCGGATCAATGATGCCGCCCGCGCGGTGATGCCTGCCTATGCCACCGGTTCCGATCTTGATGCGATTGCCGCAATTGTGGGCGTGGAACGGTTCATCCTGATCCCGGCCAATCCGCTGACCGGCACGGTAGCAGTGCTGGAAAATGACGCCGATCTGCGCCGCCGGATGGTTCTGGCCCCGGAAGGGTTCTCGGTCGCCGGGCCTGCGGGTGCCTATATTTTCCACGCGCTTTCGGCCCACGCCGATGTTCGCGATGCATCGGTGATCAGCCCGGTTCCGGGTCAGGTGGTGGTTACTGTCCTGTCGCGCAGCGGCAACGGAGCCGCGCCCGCCCCGGTGCTGACCGCCGTTACCGCCCGGCTCAATTCTGACACCGTCCGCCCGCTGACCGATCAGGTCACGGTGCAGAGCGCCGCGATCACCGATTTCGCAATCACCGCCACGCTGTATTTTCTGGCCGGACCGGATCGCGCGCTGGTGCTGGCAAATGCCAATGCCCGGCTGAACGATCATCTGGCCGCCAGCCTGATCCTTGGCCGCGATGTCACCCGCGCCGGGATCATTGCCGCGCTGCATGCAGAAGGCGTGCAGAATGTGGTGCTGACCAGCCCGGCGGCAGACATCGTTCTGGATCGCGATCAGGCCGGAAACTGCACCGCGATCACCATCACCGATGGCGGCGTGGCTGAATGATCAGCCTGCTGCCCCCCAATTCCACCGAGCTGGAGCGCGCGATAGAGGCGCTGGCCCGCGCCCGGATCGATGCGCTTGATGTGCCGCTGCGCGATCTGTGGAGCGCGGAGAATTGCCCGGAGGCGCTGCTGCCCTGGCTGGCCTGGTCGCTGTCAATCGATCAGTGGGAT